GACATCGAACCTCATGCAGATGAGACACCCGATGAGCACGATCATGATTGGCAGAAGCGATACAAGGACGCGCAAGCGGAATTGACAAGGCTGCAGCAAAGCCGAGATGAATTTGAAGGTGAATTAACTCACCAACTGACGGAAGTGAAGCGCCGCGAGTACGAGCTGGAGGATGTCCTGGTCGAATCACGCGGTAACGCCGAGCTATTGTTGAACGCACTAAAGGGGCAGGCAGATAAATTCAGAAGTTTGGATTTTTCGCAGATCCCGGCCGACCAACTGCCAGCAGTACAGCAGCAGGCGGCGGCCGCGTTCCAGCATGAGCAGCAGGTGATGGCTGCGCTGACTCACATCAAAGAGCAGCACAAAAACGCGCATGAGATGCAGGTGAAGAGAGAGGCCGACCTGGCACTGACACGATTGCGTAGGACCATCCCTGGGTGGAGCAATGACAAGTACCGGGAGCTGGCTGAGTACGCCCAGCACCGGGGCCTTGATCCTACATTGTTCAATGCAGTCACAAACCCAGCAGTGATTGAGATGTTTCACGATTCAATGATGTATCGGCAAGCGGGCAGCAAAGCGAAAACCGTTTCTAAACACAAGATGTCGAAACCGGCCAACGCTAATAGCCCCACTCGCACCCGAGACGCGAGAGGTAAGTTTGTCAGTGCAAAACAAGCTTTTGATCAGGCACCTAATGAGAAAGGTGCGTTTGCAAAGATGAAGGAAGCGCAATTAGCAATGGAGCGGAGGTAGACATCTGAGCTGATACCGTAGGAGGTACACAATGGCTCAGGTAGACAATACATATCATCAGACGCGACAAGCCGAAGATGTACAGGACGTAATTTACAATATTAGCCCCATCGACACCCCCGTTGTCTCGATGAGTAAGACCATCCGCGCAACTGGAAAGCTGCATGAGTGGTCAGAGGACGACTTGAACGCGCCAGGAGAGAATGCTCTGGTTGAAGGCGCAGCCGCTGGCTCTGACATTTCTAAGCCCATTGTGGAGCGAAAGAATGTCTGCCAGATCATGGGCAAAGTGGCCGAAGTAACGGGCACAATTGAGGTGGTCGATAAATATGGCCGCGACTCTGAGATGGCGTACCAGCTGGAGCTGCGTTACGGCGAATTGGCTAATGACCAGGAATGGGCAGTAGTCGGAGCACGGCAGACCCAGGTAGATGGTCAGGCAACGGACGGTGATGCACCTATGTTCGTCCCCAACCCGCCAGCACGTAAAATGACCAGCTTTGTACCGCAGCTCGACTCATCAGTCGTGGTTGACGGTTCTAGTGCTGCTGACGCAGCGGCCGTTGAGACTCTCTTGCTTGACGCGCACTTGGCAACGTACATGGAAGGCGGCAACCCGTCTTACCTGGTTACTGACCCCAAGACTGCAGGCATTGTTTCAAGCTTTGCCCTGGCAGCTGGCCGTCACCGTGATCTCCGCAACGAGCGCAAGATCGTCAACGTCATTGACCTGTACGTATCTACGTACGGCGAGCTGGACGTTGTCCTGGATCGGAACATGGAAGCGGGCACAATGCTGTTGGTTGATTTCAACTACACAGCGACCCCTGTGCTGCGCCCCACGTTCGACTCTCCGATTGCCCGCATGGGTGACTCAGAGAAGCGTCAGATCCTGTGGGAGGGCACGTTTGCGGTCCTCAATGCGCGTGCGCACGCTGCGGTAACGGGCGTTAGCCTCTGATGTCTGATTTTAGACATCGTCTTGTAAAGGCCGGGGGCGGAAGCTCCCGGACCTTTTCATATGAGGACGGCAAAGCTTACCGGGGTTATCACTTTGACACCGAGGCAGCCAAGTCTCATGTGCGTTACAAGCAAGACATCGACAGCTACCGTAAGGGCAAAGATTGGCAGTACGTTGGCTCAGTGCCAATGGAGACGATCATAAAATACCAGCTCACTCTCCCGGAGGATGAGCAGCAAGATTTCTGGCATCGCTTTGCAACTGATAAACTAACAAAACAAGCTTTTTTGACATGGTTCCGTAAGAATTACCCGGAGCTGTTACCAGGGCATAGCAAATGAAAACGTACGAGGACCTCGTTGATGATGTGCGCCAATTCCTTAATCGTAAGGACCTGGATGAGTACATCCCGCGCTTTATCATGCTGGCTGAGTCGGACCTGTTCCGCAGGCTCCGGGCAACCTGCAACGAGGCCCTCGTTACTTACACTGAGGCATACGCTGGCTACCCCATCATTGGTGCCGTGCGGCTGCCTGATGGCTGCCTGGAGCTGAAGTCAGTCATCTACAACGGCGTCCCGCTCAAGTACGTGACGGATGCCGAGTATTTCCGCAGGCTCACTGCGTTCCCACCCAGGTCGGAGGAGGTTGATGAGCCGGAAGTCCACACCTGGATGACCCCGGAGCCCGACTACCCTGATTGGCTGCAGCCACAACCAGGCCACGCCCTTATAGGTGATGGGGCGCCGCAGGTGTTTACCCGCATCCAAAACTATCTATGCGTCCACCCAATTGCTAGTCGCCGGGACAGCACCTTGTACGTGTCCATGTACGCCTTTGATGGGCCCCTGGACAGTGTCAACCATCACACCAACACATTGCAGGATGCCTACAACGCTTACCTGTACGGCGCTCTCAGCCACGCGGAGGGCTATCTCATGAATGACCCCAGGATTGCGCTCTGGAAATCCAAGTTTGAGGAGTGCCTGGGATCGCTGAATGGCACCAAGACAGACGCCGATTTGGGATCGGTCCAGGAGGTGAAAAGTGCATACGCCTAAGAACAGGAACGTCTGGAATTACGTACCCCCGCACCGAGGCGCCCAGCTCGACGGTGGCAGCCCAGGGAGCCTGTCTGACGATCAATCCGTTGATGGCGGTTGGTCTGACCGCTCTACCCTGGGCAGCACCACTAGCGGCTTTCAGTATTGCCCAGAGGCGCCCTATGACGGCCGCAGCTACGTGCGCCGTGATGGCCTATGGCGGGAGCTATTTGAGGGCACAGAGGCACTGGATAGCTTTAACGAGCTGGTGCAGCTGGTGGTGGATTTAGAGGCGCAGGTGGACTCGCTGCAGACCACGGTTAACAACCTAGTCATCCAGGCAGAGGGTTGGGATGAGGAGCGTGTCGTTGCCATTGAAACCACCCAGCAAAACATATTGAAAGGCGATGTGGTTTTAGACCGCGTGAGCGCTAAAGGCAACATCACCGCCTACGTGGATGAATCATCATGAGCGACTACGTACAGGACCTAGACAAGACATCTCCCACTGAGTTTGACCCGGTAGCAGATGGTGCCCGGGAGATACGGGACGTAAAGATTGCGCTGCGCAATACGTTTCCGTATGCCAATAGCTCACTGGATGTGTCTAACGAATCCATAAACATCCTACTGAATGAGACCATCCCCAGCATCCTGGACAGGCTTAATGATTTCGATGGCGAGGGTGGCGGCGACATCGACCCCGGTCCACCCCAGGAGCCGGCAGCGGAAGTCATTGTGGCGTCCTGTAAGTACAACGGCACTGACATGCCCTACAGCCACAACGTCATTAGCGTTGAGATTCCTGCGCCGATAGAGGGCGCCTCTGGGTTTGGCTCATGCCGTGTGACGTTCCAAAGGCCCGTGCCGGAGTTTGATCAACACTTTGCTGTATTGATTCAGCCCTACGCCACTAACAACAGGCACGTAATCGCTACGGTTACTAACCAGCAACCAGAGTACGTGGAGTGGACCTGGTTGGAGTGGGATGGCGCCACCTGGAAGGAACCAGCAGGAAAAATTGGGTTCTCGTTCATGGCAGTAGACATAGAGCAGAGCTGATGGTTATTCCCCACGCAAAACTAGGCGAGATTGGCGTAGTAGGCGACCAGAATGGTCAGGCCCTGCCTGTTAATGCGTGGACCAATTCTATGAATGTCCGGTTTGGGCAGCTGGGCGTGGAAAAGATCAAGGAGCCGGTGCTGCGAGTTCCGACACCGGAGGTGATGGAGATATTCACCACCAAGCTATACAAAAGCAAAGCCTACACATTCTGTGCATCAAGTGAGCGCCTGTGGACGTTCATACCCGAGGTTGTGTCAGACGATTCTGGGATGACCGGGCGGTGGGTATCGACAGAGTGCTACCCGGACGGGCCATCTGATTTATCTGCCTCAGACAAGCAGTGGAATTTCTGTCACTGGGGCGACACTGTCATATTCAACTGTTACGCCCTGGCGCCCATGATGTGGGATTGGGACGCGGAAGAGTGGGTGGTGCTACCAAAGTGGGGCATCGTGAGTACCGAGTGGGACCTTACTGCCGGCGAGGACCCAAGCTTTGACACTGAGCTGCGCTGTCAGCGCCTCCTGGCGTACAAGTCGCAGCTGGTGGCGATAGGCGTCTCCCACAAAGATCCGCTGACCGATGATGAGATAGACCCGGAGGTCCCGGTTGCTGACCAGGACCCGCCAACGTATTACGGCGGCGAGCGCCAGGACAAAAACAATGTCTGCTGGGTAAGTGACACCACATCAAACCCCACGTTTAAGGTCCCGGAGGGCTCTGCTGGCGGTGGCGCCGATAGCGGCGTTACTGGTGCGATCCAGGGCGGTCCACCCTCATGGGATTACGTGAGCCCCGCTACGTTATCGGTGCAGCAGGTCGTAGGCCCTGGCGATGGCCGGTACATTGCAGCCGAGCCGCTGCGTGAGGCAATCATCATTTACACCATCACCGCGGCGCATGCCCTGGTGTTCACTGGAGGCCAGTATGTTGTTCAGACTCAGCGCCTGTTTCAGCGTGGCTGCGCTGGCCCTTTGGCTCTTTGTGAGTTTGACGGCAACCATTTTGTTATCGGTCCCGATCAAATTTATATCCATGATGGAAGCTCTGCCACGCGCCTGGGCGAGGACATGTTCGACCAGGAGTTTTATGAGCGAGCGGTCAACCTAGAGACCGCCACTGTTGCCCATGACCCGCCGAATAAGGAGCTGTGGGTTTATTTTGACACCAACTATGGTCGCAAGGGCTGCATCTTTAACTACTCAAATGGCACCTTTGGCTGGACCGATGGCGAGGCTGCGCGGAAGCAGCCCATCTCGTATGCGTCCCGGGGATATCTGCCGAAGACCGGCGCCACCTGGGGGGACATGATTGGCCCCTGGCGAGAGAGCAAGGGCGCCTGGAATGAGCAGGATGTGTTCAGTTTTAACCCATTCCATCTTGGCTTGGCGGCCAATGGCATTTACCAGTGCCAGGCATTTTATGCGATCAACAAAGACTGCTGGCTGGAGCGCATATCGATGGATTTCGATGATGTCGGGCTAAGTCACTGGGCCAATAAGCACCTCAAGCAATACTGGCTGCAGATGAGCGGAGATGGCGTCCTGGGTGTCCGAGCTGGATGGGCAGAGTCGCCGCTGGAGCCGCCAACCTGGGAAAAGCCGGTGTGGCTAAACACAGAATTTGATCACCCGCTGCGGGTCGATGTACGCACCACCGGCCGGGTGCTCAGTATGCGCTTTGAGCTTGCGGAGCTGACTGAGTTTCGGTGGCCTTCTGGCTCATTCAACGTAGAGGGGGCGGGCGTTCGATGAAAAACACAGTGATTTACAGCCCGGAAATGACCGGTACTGACAATCGGTCAATGATGATTCGGGAGCTTACAAAGCTGCAGCGAGTCATTGCCGAAATCAGCGATCAATTAGTGCAAATGAGTCAGCGCGTAGAGATGCTGGAGAAAAAAGATGCGAAATAGGTTAAGCCCAATACAAACCGTTAGCCCCACGTACCGGGAGACAGTGAAAGCTAATTACGATCACAAATCTATTCAGCTGCGCCGGGGCAATACTGCTGAGTGGGCTGATTTTGGCGAAAAGTGCTTCCCCCTGGCCGGCGAGATGTGTGTCGAGTTCCATCAAAAGCCTGATGGCTCCAGGGATGGTCGAGTAAGCGTCAAGATTGGTAATGGCGTCGATGCCTGGAACGAGCTGCCGTATCTGATCACTGACTCTGACCACCCGGCGTTTGAGCTGACCGAAGAGGACATCATCGCAATCAAGCAGGGATCAGGTGGCCTGGTGATATCACAGGAGCCCCCGGATTCTGACAAAGAGGGCCTGATGTGGCTCAACTCCATCACGGGTGACCTAAGCGTGCTGAGTTTCGACACCCAGGACAACCCTGTCTGGTTTGAGTTCCCCTCTACAGGCATCAGTGCAGACGGCACGCTGATCCCCTATGGCGCTACTGGCGCCTCCGGGCCCGTCTACACAGACCAGGTATTGCTGCGCGTTCCAGAGCGCTCATCAATGACACAGAAAGACGCAAACGAATACATATACGAGAGATTGGAGTCCCTAGAGACAGGCGGCTCCCTGGAAACTATAGACGGTGGAACCTACGGAGCGAAAATACTATGACCACTATCAGACTAAAGCGCGGCACAGGCGTACCCAGTTCACTTGAGTATGGCGAAATCGCCGTTGATACCGGGGCCCAGCTGCTATATGCCGGCACTGCAGACAACAAAGTCATTGAGCTGTCCGGTGGTGAGATTAGCTGGAATCAGCTGGTTGATTTGCCTGATTGGATTATTGAGATAGACCCTAATAAACCTGATTCGATCAATCTCAGTGAGCTGGAAAAGCAGGTCAACGCTAACGCCGAGGAAGTAGGCAAGCTGCAAACTGACGTTAATCAGATTTGGTCCACGCTGCATGAGATTTCGCAGCTGGCCAGTAGCGCCCTCGACAAAGCGAATGACAACGCTGAAAAGATTGCGATCAATACAGAGGAAATTGACGCGCTCAAAAATGAGATCAGCGCGATTGAGTCTGGCCTGATCTTTGGTGGCGTGTACAGCCCGGCGACCAATCAAATCACCCAGGTCGATAAGTACGCCTCTGATCGTGGCTTCCAGGAGGGCGCGGTCCTAACCACAAACACCACTGCCGAGCAGCAAGGCATTTACTTCATTGTCAGCGTGTCGGGTGACGCCGTCACTGGCGAGGCGGTCAAGGCGGGTGATTGGCTAATTGCTAATTCATTGTCCTGGACGGTGGTTGGCTATGGCTTTGAAACCATAACGATTGACCAGGTCGCCGGCTTGGCAGGTGAGCTGGATACGCTGTCAAAACGAGACCAGGACCTTGAAGTCAGGGTGACTGCCCTGGAGGAAGAGATTGACGGTGGCACCTACGCAGGAACGCCTCCCAACTTTCGGAGCTAATCCATGACAACAATCAAGCACAAGCGCGGCGCAGGAGTACCCAGCCCTGATGATTTAGAGGTTGGTGAAATTGCCATCGATACCTCTACTGGCACGGCTTACACAAAGACCAGCGACGGCGATATTGTGCCTGTTGTCGGCGACCCTGAGTGGGCAAAAGTGGGCAAGGCAGAAGCGGATGACGGGAATCAGTCTGTCTACTTAGGCTATACAGACAAGTCGAACCCTTTTTATACGCAGGCCGCAGTCGCTGTCGGATTCAATGCTACGGCTGGGTTTGGTGGGGTGGGGATTGGTCACGATTGTCAGGGTGGAATGGTTGGAGTGGCCGTGGGCGCTGAGGCTAAGTCAAGCGACAACGCCACCGCCATTGGCACTCAGACAAAGGCACTTAATACTCTGAGCATTGCGTTGGGACATGGAGCGGAGACAACAATGGCGTATGAGTTTGCCATCTCTCCTCACATTCAACATGTCAACTTTTCTCAGGCGACAGTACAGGCCGCAGACTATCTCGACGCAGACGGCAACAGCATTTTCAGCAACTTCATGTCACTAAACTCTACGAACCAGTGCCGCGCAGAAGAATGGGGAGTGATTGGCGAGGGTTTTGAGTTAAGAACAAACGGCATTATTACGAACCGTTTCTTCAAGAATCTATACAGCGAGGTATACGACGTTGCGTCTACAGCAGATCCTGATAACCCGCAGCTCAGGATGACGGCTGGGGCGGCAAAATTTGATTGTACTGTACAGGCGACAGATTTCCTCGACGAAGACGGCAACAGCATTATCGGTACTGGTGGTGGTGGCGGCGTTGAGTTCCCAACCGAAGACAATGGATATGCTTGGGTTGCCACGCCAGAAGGCTGGAAAGAAGTGGACGGTTATCACCAAACCGAATACCTGTTTAAAAATCACAACGGCGCGATGATTTGGGAAGGCAAGAAAGGCTACCTCAATAATGCTTACGATTACTCGCTTTGCGCTGGTCGTGAGAACCAAGCCAGCGCCAGATATGACATTTTGATCGGCAACAAAAACATGGACATGGGCCCCGAAAAGGTCGGATACAACATCCTGATCGGCACCGGCAACAGTTGCGTGATGGTGGATGGTGCAATCGCTATCGGCAAAGATCACTTCATCATGCCGGGAGACGAAGGAACGCAGATTGGCTTTGCTCTGGGCGAAGGCAACACCGTTCAAGGCGACGGCATCGCCATCGGTAAAAACGTCAGCGCAGGCAGGGGTCAGGTCGTAATCGGTGACAAGCAGATTTCATTTGCCGATGATCTCGTTGAGGCATTCACTGCTCTGCAAGCCGCGATAGCGAAAGAGGATAACGCAGAAGACGCCATAGCCACCCTTACCGATACCCTGGGCGATCTGATCAGAAAGTTTAAGCAAAAAGCGAGAGTCGAACCCTTGCAGAGAATGTCGGCTGAAGAGGCCGAGGCTGCTGGTCAGTCTGCGAGAGCGAGGCTAGATGCCTAATGGCCATTCCCTGCCCACCCAGCGCAGTGAAACAGTCGGTAATCATGGCTGAGTTTGGTCGCGGCGGTCAGTCTGGGCTATCGCAGCACCTGGCGCCGTTTATTGGCAAGGCCGCCGGCAGCAGGGTAGCGATGAGCGACTTCTGTGGGGCATCTGCAAACTCAGGCCCAGACGCAAGCGGCGGCACCATCCAGGACACGAATGGATACCGCCACCATATTTTCACTGGCGCCGGCCAGTTTTGTATCACAACCCCTGGGGTGGGCGGTGCTGATCAAACGACGATCCACCTACTCACCCAGGCGGGAGCTGGCGGCGGCGGGTCGGGCGGGATCGACGCCAGGGAAAAGCGAGAATTTGGCGCGGGCGGTGGTGCTGGAGGCCAAAGCATTAGCAGCTCAGTCATTCCAAATGCGGCGCAGTGCTACTCAATATCAGTCGGATCTGGTGGAGCTGGGGCGAGCGCGACAAGCCTCGCTCGCGGCTGGGCGGGTGGCGCGACTTCTGTCTCCCGGACGGGCGGGACGGCAGTTTCCACTGCTTTTGGCGGTGGAGGTGGTGGCTCTATGTACAACGGGCAGTGGGATGGGGGCTCTGGCGGCTGCGGCGGTGGCGGTGGCGGAAAATATCAGGGCACAAATGGCACGGTGGGTGGTAGTGCTACTGTTCCTAGCCAGGGCTTTGCTGGCGGCAATGGTGGCGCCTACGGGGCAGGCGGCGGTGGTGGAGTTCGCACCAAAGGCAACACCCAGAGCGTTTCCGGCAACTCAGGCGGGGGTGGAGGCGGTGGGACGACTTATTCGCCAAATGCCACGAGTTATGGCGTGGGCGGGGGTGGTGCGGGCGCGTACGCTGGTGGATCTGGGTACAACCAGGCTGGAAATGGCGGGATTTCGCTTGGCGGCCGTGGTTCGGCGACTTCAGCTACCCGAGAGGGCTGCGGTGGCGGTGGCGGCGGTTCCGGTGGTGCATCTAATGGCGGCGAGAACGGCAAAGCCGGCAAAAATGGCATCGTCATTTTTTCTTATAAATTGTGAGGCAGGTGATGGATTTAAATTGGAAAATCATCGAATCGAATCCAGAATTTGAATTGCTGACTGTCAGATATTCTAATTCTGGCGGCCAGGAATATTGGAGAAATCTGAACCCAATGGTGTGGACGCAGGACGCTATCGTGTCCCTCATCGAAAGTCACGGCCCACATGTCGCTGCGTTTTTTCAGAGAGGCGCAGAGCGCAAGGCGGCGCCTGCAGCTGTGCTGCCTGAGTCAGGCGGTTTTTCCTGTGAGCCTCAAAAGTATTGGTTGGAGGATGAGATCCCGCCAACAGTTATCCCGGAGCAGCCCGAGTTTGACATTTTCACGCAGCGCATTGAGATGTCAGAGCAGGAGCCCGGTGATCCCGAGCACACCTGGCGCGTGATTGACCTAACAGCTGAAGAGCAAGCCGAGATGTTGGTCCTGGTTGAGGATGGTCTGCGCATGCAGCGCAACCAGATGCTGCTGGAATCTGATTTCTTTAACTTCCCTGACGCCTGTGTTGCCAACGTCCAGGATTGGCTTGACTACCGCCAGGCGCTCCGCGACTTGCCTACTGACCCAAGCTGGCCCAGGAACGTGCTTTGGCCAACCAGGCCCGCAGTGGTCAAGGAGTCCAACCAATGAGCGAGATGAATTTCCCCACCAATCCCTACGATAAGCAGCAGTGGCTTAATTGGCAGTGGAACGCAGCGGAGCAGCGCTGGAAACTGATACAGGGCTACAACGTCACCACGGTGAATGGGAAGTGGGGCGACGTTTTCATTGACGCTGCCGACATAGACCATGACCACGATGAGCTGTATTCAAAGCTGGACCACACTCATGATGAGTTTGCCCTGGTAGACCATGATCATGATGAGTACGCGCTCGCAGATCACGGCCACGATGTAAGAGATATCGATGGGCTGATGGATTGGCAGGAGGGCATTGAGGATGACCTGGCTGTTATCCAGGGTGACCTAGTCTTTGCGGGCGGTTACGACCCCAACACCAACCAATTAGCGCGACTCACTGTTAGGGCCGAGGGGCTGGGCTTTGAGACGGGCAAGGACCTGCCCGCACCTGCAGAGCCGCTGCGGGGTATGTACGTGATCATCAACGCGGATGGCGGGACCTGGGATGGCGAAGTTTTAAGCAGGGGTGATTGGATCATCTGTGATGGCACCTCATGGGTGCCACTCAATTATGTGAATAGCGATTTCGCCAACGTCCCGGCAGGTCAAAACCCTGGTGAGATGCTGTGGTGGGATGATTTCTCTGGTCTGTGGCTGCCGCACCCGGTGATCTATACAGATGAAACGGGCCGCTTCCACTCGCACACTCTGGAGATGAATGGCAAGGTGCCGCACATCACCCTTGACTCAGATGCTGACGATACAGACCCCAGCTATATTGAGTTCCTGGGCGGTAACGCCGAGCCTGTCTTTATTGGCAGGGCAATCAAGGACGGCAATTTCACCAACTCGTCAAAGGCGGGTGACCTGGTGGTTGAGGTTTCCCCTGGTCAAAAGATGCTGTTCTGCGACCAGCCTGGCCATCCTATCGCGTCCTTTGCAGATGCCGGAGCTGCGTTTTACGGGAATGTAGTAGTAACCAATGAGGCCGCCACAAGTCAGCTGACAGTCGTAGATGGCATTATCACGGCAGATGAGGGTGTTTATGAGGACATCACGGTTGCCGATAAATTCACTGTTGGCGCAGTAACGTACCCCAAGGCCCACGGCACGAATGGCCAGGTACTGCACACAGGTGGCAGCGGCGAGCTGTACTGGAAGTTTGCGGATGACCTGATCGAAGATGACCCCATCTTTAAAGCGCACCCCACCTACAAGATCACGCAGTCTGACATTGATAAGTGGAACAGTGGCACGGGCGATGGTGGCGGCACCACTGGCGTTAGCAGTTTCAATGGCAGAGATGGCGCGGTCACTTTAACCAAGGCAGATGTAACTAGCGTATTTAGCGAGTCAGACCCAACAGTGCCATCGCACGTTAAGGGCATTACGCAGACTGACATCAACAACTGGAATAATGCAATCGGTGGCGGTGAGGTCGATCTGTCGAATTACTACACCAAGCCTCAGTCGGATGGTAAGTACCAGCCAAAAGGCGACTATGCGGCATCCAACCACACGCACACGCAGTACGCTGCAGCGAGTCACACTCACAACTACGCAGCGGTAAATCACACACACAGCGAGTACCAGCCAAAGGGCTCCTACGCTGCAGCAAACCACACGCATACGGGATATGCCCCAAGCGGCCACACTCACTCTGAGTACGCCGCCAGCAGCCACACACACCCGCTAAGTTCAATCAGCGGTGGCACGGCATCTGGCAGCGGGCCGTTTGTCTTTAACGGAGCTGTTGAAACAAAAAAGGGTCTCAATGTCTCCGGCGGCGCGTTCACTGTTGCTGCATATATGAGCACCAATGGCTACGTCTATGCGGGCACCGATTTACGCGCAGGCGGCGATGTCATTGCCTACTACTCATCCGATGAGCGGCTAAAGGATGACATTAGGCCAATAGACAATGCGCTCGCAAAGCTGCTGACACTGCGCGGTGTTGAGTTTGATTGGAATGACAAGCAAGACCGCTACACCGGGACCGATGTCGGCGTAGTCGCCCAGGATGTCGAAACCGTATTCCCGAGCCTGGTTAGTGAGCAGTCCAACGGGTTCCTGGGTGTGAAATACGAGAAGCTTGCGGGGCCGATTATCGCTGCTGTTACTGAGTTAGCAGATGAGGTTCGCCGGCTCAAGCAAGAGGTGAAGGAATTAAAAAGTGCTTGAGTTAAGCCGCAGAGCATTTGGCAGGCAGCTGCGAGACGCCGACATTGGCTGGTCGCGTGACATTACGGCCGTGCCTAAATCTGGAAGGGTGCGATTTTCTGACATTGGCAATTTGTCAGAGCTTGAGCATGCCGGAGCGAAAGGCGTGGACCTAGCAAGCATCAAATACCAGCAAATGCTGGGGCGCCTGGAAGCAGAGAAACCCATCGACCCTATTGAGTGGCGCGGTGCTATTTATGCAATGGGCAATCCGACAAAGATAAACAGTGAGCCCGAGCAGCCACCGCCTAATCCCGATGCCTGGATGTCGGGCCGCATACAGCCCTTCCCAGGCTCACGCTCTGGCGCAGACATTGATGATGAGCAAAACGCCATACGCATATTCACCGACACCCCTTCCTGGAACATGCAGCCAACCGCTACAGCTTGCATTTATTACGTCGGAAAACTGCCGGCGGGCACAAAATTGAAAGTAGGCGTGGAGCTGACAGGTCGCAACCAGGAGCGGTGGGGGCAGCCTATTGTTGCGTCATTCCGGGGCTGGCCAGCTGGTTGGTTTGGAAACGAAACCGGGCAGGGCGTAGATATCGATTATGCAAATTTCGTTCAGTTTAAGAGGTTCACAAGTCAAGGCCCAGGCGAGTGGCGAGAGTACGAGGCAGAGATAGAGATTACGCCTGGCTTTGAAGATTTGTGGGTGGCGGTTGAGTGTAGAAGTAACGAGTCGGGCATAGAGCAGGGGAAGCTCAATATCGGTTACTTCCGCGGAATCAAAATTGAATTGGCATAGGGGAGAGAGATGAGACTTTTGCCGTATTTGCTGCTGCCTATCCTGGCGGCTTGCACCTCGACAGAGGAAAAGGTTGCGCACAATGAGGCGCAGATACGAATGATTGCGGTGCAGCGGGAGGCGCAGAAAGAGGAACGCGCAGCCGCAGCGGAGGCGCAGAAAGAATTGTATAGGGCGCTGCTTGGTGTGGCCCAGGCAGATCCCTCACAGAGCGGGGTCGTTGCAATGGCCCTTGCCTTCCAGGGGATGAATGAGGGGGATAGTGACGATGCATCAGCACCCATCGTGCAGTTACAGGCTCGCCAGCAGTCCGAGGCAATTCAGTGGGCGCAGGCTTTATCTCCGGTTGCGGGCGGTCTTATTACAACTTTGGGCGTCAGCGCCATTAACGCCTCTGTCCAAAAAGACCAAATTGCTGCGACCCGTGACATACAAACCAACTCTCAGAACCAGTATGCAAACGTGGTCACGGCGGTGGCTGGATTGGGCGAGCAGGCGCTACTCAATGCTGGTGACAACTACGCAGGTGATGTTTATACGCTTTCAGACCAGGCTAGTATTGATCAAAGTACATCTACGGTTACGACTACTACAACAACCCAGACGCTGACCGAAACCAACACCAACACCACCGACTCTTACAACGACAGCTCGACATCAGATTCCTATAACCAGGACAGCTCAACGTCGATAACGGATTCGTACAGCCCCACCACCGACAATGATCTCACCACAAGTACCAGCTTAACCTGGGGTGGAGAGGAAACAACGCTGGGCGCGTTGCTGGCCTACTTGGCCGGTTTAGGCAGCCCATACAGTTTAACCATTGATGGTGTGGTGGTGGCGTCAAGCGATGAAGGCGAAGGGGAGGCGACGGGCGTCACATGCGTCCCTGATTTCTCGCCAAGTGGTTACAACTGCACCGGAGGATAAAATGTACGGATTACCCGATCTTAGTTTTTTACAGTCACCAGAGTGGCAAGCCTACATACAGCAAATCATGGGGGGCGGCGCTGCCGGCGGTCAATATAAGCAGGCTTATACGCCATCCGGCGAGGTTTATAACGGCCCGTTTGGTAACGATACCCGCACGCCGTTTCGCACGGTAGACAATGGCTTTCAGTACGGTAATGGCCTTAACGCATCTGCGGGTCAGCTATACAACCATTTCCACCGCAAGGCGGCACTGGACAAGCAGGCGGGCAACCCCAACGCGACCATCGCTGATTACGGCTTAACACCCGGGCACCAGGTTCAGACACTTGAAGATTTTGCAAACCGCGGCAGGTTAATGATGCCCGAGGTCCCTGTTCCCCCAACTGTTCCAGGCCCCAACCCCGACACCAACACCTCCAATAACGCTGCTAGTTATGCAGGCATGGTGCCAGACATTTTCAGAAACGCTCAGTTTAGGAGATAGACATGTCCCAGATGCCAAATTCACCGATGCCGCCGATGCCCCCTTACGACATCTTTAATCGGCCGCTCCAGCCCAACCTTGGGGGAATGGGGCAGATGCCGCAGCCAACGCAAGGCAATCCAATGGCAGCCTCTGGGCACCCGCTGGCCGGTATGCTGCTGGGAGGGGGCGGTGTGCCGATGCCTCCCCAGGGGGACGTTCGCGCTCAGGTTAACCCGAGGGTCCCTGCGCAGCTTGGTCCAAGTGCTCCTCCCACGATGCAATTCAACAACCTGCTGAACAGTCTCCAGGCACAGACAAACCCGCATCAGCAGATGCCGCAGCAGCCGCCACCGTTTGAGATGCCGCAGCCGATGCCATTCATACAGTCGCAGCCCATGCAAATGCAGATGCCTAATTTCTCTCAGATGGGCGGGAGAACGGCGCCGCCCGACCCGGCAATGAACATGACCATGCCATCGATGAAGGGGCTATTCGGCGTCAGATGAATAAGGTAGTCGCTATAGATGACAAGGATGGGCGCCTGGCAATGCGGGCGTCCATTGAGAAGTACCAGACCGCTCTACAGGATGTGGTGGGTGAGTGCGGTGACATGGATGAGATCAATGATAAGGGGCTGCAGGAGTACCTGGTGGGTGGCGCCTACACCCGTGTTCTAAAGATTCCAGCGGGGCACACCATTGTTTCCGCGCTGTGGAAGAAAGATCGGCTCTGGATAGTGATCTCCGGGACGGTACACATCCGCACAGAGACGGGGGATGACACGATTACGGGCCCAGACATCAGGGTGGCCCCCTATGGCAGCAAGGTGCTGCTGCTGGCAGAGACAGACGTTTTGTGGGCAGCGATTACGGGCGTCACAGAGACAGATGATGTGGACGATATTGAGCAATTTGCAATAGCAGAAGGGTATGAGGCACTGGCCTATCCCTGGGACAAATTGGAGAGTGAAAAATGACATGGGGAGTAGTCGGATCAGTAGCGGCCACCGCAGTAGTTAGCGGCTTTGGCGGCAGCAGCGATAAATCAAGCACAGAGGTAAATTTCCCGCCATGGCTGGAAAACTACATGACCTCGACTGCGGGCAACCTGACAAACAGCCCGGTCCCGCAGATAAACCCCGACAACGTGACTGCGAATCTCAACCCGTGGATTATGGATTCCCTGGGCCAGGCAGCAAATTACGCCACAGGCGCTGGCCAGGATCAGGTCAACGCAATGAATGCTATGGGGTTCAACCAGGCTGCGGTAGGCGGTCAACTGGAGGGCCTCGCTGGACTGCAGGGGATGTACGGTGCCAATGCTCTGGACGGTGCTGGCAGCTGGTTGATGCAGGAGCTGGCAAGTGGCGCCGGGAATGGCCCGGGCGGCAGCCCTTACGGTGGCAATTACAACGTGACCTACGACGGCCCCGGGCAAGATTGGCAGGCGCCCGATTCGCTGAAGTTCCAGTATGACCAGGGGACGTTCGATCAGTCTTATAACAACCTAATCGGGTCTGCCCAGGGGGCATTTGATTCCTATTCCAATAGAACCAAAACCGACAACCTGTTTCAGAATCTGCCGGGCCTAAAGATTGGCTCGCAGCTCCTGGGCGGCGCCAACACCAAAGTAGGCCAGGGCGCCAATCTGCTGGACGCGATGACCAACCAGCAGATCATGGATTATGGCGCTCAGATGCAGCAGTGGGCCTCTGGTACTGCCGACTCCAACGCGATGCAGGCGGGCATGGGTAACCTGCAGAGTGCTACCAGCGCGTACGGTGTGGACGTTAACGCAGCCACAAGCCGAGCAAATGCGGCGCTTGCTGCAGCGACTAATCGCGCCAACGCAGCGCTCGCAGCTGACACCTCCAGGTACAACGCCCTGGTGGGAGCTGCCACAAACATGTACGGCTACGGCGCCGGCATGCTGGGTGACGCAGGCACATCGCTCAGTAATGCGGGCAGTGTATATGGCCTGGCGGGCGATACGTTCGGTAACGCAAACATCCAGGCAACCAACAACATGAACACAAGCCTGGCAGCGGGCAACTACATCCAGCAGTACGACCAGCAGGCGCTGGATCGTTGGAATGATGCGCTTCTCTACAACACAACAGCGCCGTACGAGATGAACCTGGCTAATTACAACGCCTTCAATGGCACCGCGACAGGCTCAACCACCAGGTCGCGGCCGAGCTTCTTGAACACGTTCGGTAGCCTTGCTAGTTCCGGGATGCAGTTTTTCCCTGGCGCGTTCCCCACGTAGGCGTTGACCGGCATGGCTACTACACAGTCGATTACAGCAAGCTGCATTAAGGAGCGCAAATATGTTTATTGATCAGTTCGGTCTAGGGAATCTCATGATGCCGGTGCAGCGGTATCAGCCCTTTAATCCCGGCCAGGGTAATCAGCAAAGAATGCTGACGGGCCCTGGGCAGACTGCAGCGGGCGCCCAGCAGATGCCAGATCCATTCAGCTCTGGCACGGCGGCAATAGCGTCAGGCGCACCGCCCAGCGCACCGCCCGCCACATCGCCCACTATGCCCCCAGGCTGGTCCACGCCGCCATATAACCCCAATGGCACACCACCGCCCACCAACCCGCCACCGACTACTGTGAGCGGTCCTGTGGCGCCTGGCGCTACGCCAGACCCGGCAGCTGCAGCAGCGTCACCTGTTGAGCCGGTTACGGTAGACGAAGAGGGCAAGGTAGTCGGAGCAGAGCAGTCCGATTTTGGGCCCGGGGTATACAAGCTAAAAGAGGGGATTACCGCAGGCGACAGAATGAGAGCGGGGTTCATGATGCTGTCGCAGTCTGGTCAGCCTGGATTCGCCAACGTGGCAGGCGGTTTAAATGCTGGATTGAATCAAAAGCAACAACAGGCCGATACGTACAACCAGCAGCTGCTGCAAATGACGAAACCCCGGTACGAGGAGGGAGAGGACAAGGACGGGAGGATATTGCGCAAAACGTACCCTGCGGCGTACGAGTATGACCCCGTCACTAGCACGGTCAGGGAGATCCCCGGAGCTGCGGCACAAAAGCCCAAGATAGAGGTGCTGTATGACCCCACCGAAAAAGAGGGCAATGAAGACCGCGGAACATTTACAGATTCACGCGGTTGGCTCAGATACAAAGACGACAATAGTCTCGTTGAGCCGAATGCGTACGAGGAGGGTTATGAGTTAAGCGCAGAGGGCCGGCTGTCTGCTACCAGAATTTTGCGGGAAGAATACAAATCAGACATCAAGCCGATTGAGGATGAAATTAATCAGATTGACCTGGGGGTAACGACAGCAGCGAAAGCCTACCTAGACCCAGAATCCACAGCGGCGCAAAAGGCTGAAGCAGACCGCGCACTAGTGAAGCTGGTGGAGAAGCTGTGGGACCCAACGTCAGCGGTACTGGGTGGAGAGTTTGAGACTGCCCAGGCAGCGCAGTCGGTCATAGACCAAGCAGTTAGGACGCTGGATCTCTCCTCTGGTGAAACCCTGGGTAATGACAAGCGCCGAGCGCTGCTCGACATACTGCGTCTCGTGGGTGAGGAAAAGGTCGGCGTGTACAACGAACGCGCAGGCGATCTCTCCTCTCGGGCCTCTTCTGTTGTTGAGCCATATCGGGCAAGTCAGGCGGCAGGCGTCATTGATGCCGCGCTGCCAAGGTCCTGGCGCCAGGATGGCCAGGGCAACCCCGCAGATGGCTACGTTCCGAGAGCTTTAGATCCGAAGTGGCAGGAGCTTATGAGTTCGCAGTGGTGGACAGAGCGAGCCCCGATTCCTGATGACTTGCCCCCGCCATCTGATGATTTGAATGAACAAGCTCAAAGAATTATCAGGGGTCGATCCAGCAGCCTGGGTGGTAGGCCATGAGCGCCCTAGACGAGCTTTCGCTGCAGGAGCTGCTCATCCTGCGGGCGCAGAATATAAAAAATCCAGAGAGCCTGGAAGCTATTGAGGCGCGGATCGACGCCATTAAGGCAAGGCGGTTTGGCATAGGAGAGTTAGCGGCCGTTGCTGGCCAGGGCGCTACGATGGGGTGGGGTGATGAGGCCCTGGCCGGCGTCACTACCCTGGGTGGGCTGATGGGTGACTACGAGCAAACCCGAGACGGCTATCGGCAATACCTAGATGACACCCGGCAAAAAAATCCGGGCCTTTACGACACAGTAGAGTTTGCTGGTGGATTCATGACCCCCGGGGGCCTTGGTGCAAAAGCTATCCAGGGAGCAAAAACGATTCCGCAGCTCGTAAAGAATCTCAGCATTACAGGTGGCGGCTACGGGACTGCTGCGGGCCTGGGGTATAGCGAAGGCGAGACACTACCGGAGCTGGCGTGGGACGGCTTTAAAGGCGCAGGCACTGGTGCGCTAACAAATACAGTAATCGGTGCAGGCTTGCCGGCATACAAAGCGTTTAAAAGCAGGGGCCGAAATGAGCAGCAGGTGCTTGCTGACATCGCTGCAGAGGCCGGTATCACGGTAGAAAAATTGCAAGCCAGGATGGAAGAGCTGGGTCCAGAGGCCACGCTCGCAGATGCGTTCCCAAAGCTGAGAGAGTCTGCCTACGGTGCGTACGGTCTTGGTGGATTCGTTGATGCACAAACCAACTTGACGACTAGAAACCAGACCGCGGGCGGGCGCCTGCTGGATGACCTGGAGGACGCCACTGGCCGGCAACCAGGTGACGCTAGACAAGAGGTTGAATTCCTCACAACGCAGCGTGGCGAGTTTGGCAACGAAGACTACGCAGTGCTGGAAGGCGTGAACATTCCCATAGAGGCGGTGGATCGAATCCTAAAGTCTAAGACAAACAAGTCCGAAGTGCGCAAGGCGCTGGATGAGTGGGAAGACAGGACCGGGCAAAGTATGGATTCGTTTGAAGAGATGGGTGGGGTGCCGGCGCAGGTGCTGCAGCGCATCCGATCTCTCACTAAGCAAAAGGCAGACGACCTGCGGAGAAAGGACCAGACGGTAGAGGCCAGCATGCTTGAGAGCAGGGTGGAGCTTATTGATGATGAGCTGCGAAGAATCCCAGGATGGGATCAGGCGCGAAAAAATTATGCAGTACGTTCAGAGGAGATTTCTAATATCGGGCTAGGCCGCACGGCAGGTCGGCAGCCAACCAAGATTGATGACGACCAGGGCGTCCTGGAGGAGATACTAGACCCCAATAAGACAACGCAGCGCAACAGGGACGCCTACGCCCTGGGGGCACAGCAGCAGATCATCGACAACATCCAGGCAGCGGGAGGCGCTAACGATACCGGGAGCGTCATTACGCGCCTGGGCAATCCCCGGCAGCAGGAAATTAAGCTGGAGGGTGCGGGCATTCCTGAGTACCGAAAAAGCATAGACCGGGAACGCTCATTTAACGAAACCTACATGATGATCGGGGAGAACCAGGGAGCCAAGACCAACGCAGGACGCACGGCGAGAGAGGTGTTTGAGGATGACTCAAGCCTCCTAACAGGGGCGCTGCGCACGGGGATGGACCCCACGATTGTGACATTGGAGGCAGCGAGTAATGCAATTCGCTCGGCGTATGGGCTGAAGTCCAAGACGGCAGCGCAGAGGTTTTTGCGGCTGATGTTGCGGCAGTACAAAGACATGACACCCGCAGATATCGTTGCGCTCCTGGATACTGAGACAGGTGCCAGGCAGCTCATGGAGGCGATGCAGAACGGATCAAAATTCACGGGACCGGCCGGTGTCGGTGCTACAGGCTTGCTAACGGACTATGCGGTAGATTGATATGAGAGGCAGACTCGCCACTGGCGCTGGATTAGGCGCACTCGCAGCAACGGAGTCAGAAGACGCAGAAGCTATCTTTCTGGGCACGGGCGCCAAGAACGCTGCGCATGACATGCTGGGCATGGCCAAGACGATGGAACACCGCGGTGTAGATAGAAAGGAAATTTGGCAGAAGACCGGATGGGGCCGAGGCACTGACGGGCATTGGCGGTTTGAGATGGATGACCGCGAGCTGTTTGCCCCGGTTCCCGAGGTGATAAAGCAGGGGCAAAAGCCTGGCGGGAAGTGGGAAGGCAGAGAGGCGTGGTACAAAGATGATGACGGCGTAGTTACAGCGAAGCGGCCTTTAGGATATGACTTTAATGGCAAGCGCATTGGTTGGAATCTGTCGCCCCGCAACCTGCAAAACTTAGCTGGCGGTGATCAGCTGATTGAAAACTACCCTGCGCTTGCAGCGATAGACATCCCTAATACCAGAATACCAGAGCCTGCGATTATGAAGACGGGCAATGGCGGCTCTATGTATGGGATCGGAGAGGGGTATTTATATGCGGATGATCCAGATAACACTTATCTCGCGCCAGTAACCCCGTCCTGGAGTCAGGAGCAACACCAATATTATGGGAGCGGGGCGTATGGAAACCCGCCCAGGATGAAAATAAATCAGCTGCACGAACCTGTCCCCAGCTCCCCGGCAGGCGCTGATGAGATGCTAGAGGGCGCTCTGGGCACGTACCGCAATGTGGCGGTGCATGAGCTGCAGCACTCCATCCAGGACCTAGAGGGCTGGGCCCAGGGGTCGGCGTTTGAGGAGGGGAAGCAGTCAGCGAGCAAGTCTGCCTATTGGGAGGATAGATTACTTTGGGATGGCGGCGAGTCTACCCGCGAGGTCGATCCGCTAATTGATGAGTACGACAAACTAGTACAAAGGTGGACTGACCTTGATCGTGAGATAGCGGGTGATTTTGAGGATGCCCCGAAGGAGCTGCTGAATCGGTATCAAAAGGTCGATGAAGAATTAGAATTTCTCAACCTGCGGTATCCCTATGTGCGAAAAGCATCAGTAGATCGAAACTTAGGTGAGGCTGAGTCTCGCCGGGGAGATTACATCTCCGACATGCAAGCCTACCGGAACACGGCGGGCGAGGTGGAGGCGAGAAACGCGCAAAAGCGCCGTGACATGACGCCGCAAGAGCGCAGAGAGAACCCCCCGTGGAAAACGGCAGACACGCCAGAGTATGAGCAAACGACTATTGGCCTCGCACCTAGAGAGGATAACCGTTACGTTACCGAGTGGCAGCCGCAGCGTGGGCGCCTGGTAAAAGAAAATATTTTAAGCTCCAATGGATTCCCGGAAGTGCGTGATTTGATGCGCAGCGGCATGGCGTATGAGAGCGATGCCTGGAACCTGGTGCAGCCGCAGCTCAACCTCGACAAGCAAACCCTGGAAGACAACCTGGATAATTATTTTCAGTTTGCGGGCGGCACTCCAGAGCAGCGCACAGAGATGATGATGGAGGCCGAAAGGATCAACACCTCCAACAATGGCAGGTATTCCCCGTACACAGGAAAAGCCACTATGGCCGCAGCAGGGGCTGGCGGTGGCGTCCTGGCAACAATGGCTGCCAACCTTGACAGCATACTGCCGCGGGGCACTGCAAATGCGGTGAGTGATCTAGGCGCGGTTGACTCAGGTATTGCTGCAGCTGACACCGCGGTGCGAGCTGGCCAGGGACTAGTCAACGACATCATCACGGGTGGCACGATGGTCACCAACGCTGTCGCAGATGAGGATTACGAGCCCTACGAGGTAGACATCGATCCGGGCACAGAGCAAGGCAATACCCTGGCCCAGGGATTGATGGAAGACATGGGCCGCCTTTTTGAATACAAGGGGATCATGGGTAACATGCCCAGCGCCAATGAGATGATCGGCGGCGGCATCGATCTCTATAACGAGCATGTATCCCCCTATATGAATGACCGGGTCGAAGAGGGCCTGGGAGGGGCTGCCCTATTGGCGGCCTCTACGCCTTTCATTCCTGGTGGCCGGTCCACAATCCGGGGCGCTGAGAGGAAATACAAGCCAGGCATTTACCAGGAGCCTGGTGCGCTACTGGAGCGGGCTACCGAGGAGGTGGCAGAAGAGTCTCCCAATCTGCCGGCCGTGTTCGATGTAACCCGGCAGGATCTGTATGACATTGGCTCTACCCGCCAGGGCAACCAGGATGTGCAGCTGCTGGGTGCGCCAGCGAATCCCAAAGGCACCGCCCACGCCGGCAAGGTGACAAAGCCTGCCAATACGCAGCGACTAGTAAATGCTCTGGAAAACGCCAGGGGCTCCGAGCTGGAGAAAGGCATGGTGGGTTGGTACGTGATGGACCCGCTCTATCAGGCTTACAAAGACATGGGGCTCAGTGATGAGGAGGCTGTCAGGCGCTTTAATGACTTCCAGGCCGTTACCGGCATCCACTCTGCAAACTCAGATGTGGTCACTGAGCTGAACCGCGGAACCGGGGCCCTGTATCTGAACGAGCAGGGACGGCTGGACGATTACTTTAAGTTCGGTGGCAAGATGGGCCAGCCTGGCGCTCCTGCTGACATGGATAGGATACGTGGACACATGGGGCACAAGACTGCTCACGGTGTACCTACGGGGCGGTACTTTGAGTCGGGTGCGCTGCAGATGAAGTCACCCAAGGTGCCGGCGTATATCCAGGCAGCGGGTGTACCGGAGACAGGATTCCAAACTAGCTTCCCGGTAGGGGACGCGCATTATTCCAGGGCGATTGGATTGTCAGATGTCAGACCGGAGCTGGCGGGTGGTCCTGGCGCGTCCTGGTCAATGCCCGAGGCAATGCAGCTGGCGCCGTGGTGGAGAGACGATGTAGCGGGCCAGGTGGGCTTGGAGTCTGTGCCTGCCCAAGCACTGGCCTGGGGTCTGTTCGGCCCTCAGACGGGCGTGGAGACAAAGATAGCGGCACCTAAGCTTGAGATTCTCGCTGACATGATTGCAGAGCGAGCGAGGGACAGGGGTATATCGATTGAGCAGGCCAGGGATGAAATCCTAATGGGCCAGGATTACGTGGGCGCGTTAACGTCCAAGTAGCTCATCAGTAGTGCATTCCTCTAGGGCGTCGTTGCCGCTCCAGCCGCACTTGCAGGTCAGGTCGATAATTTCACCCTTTGACATCTTGGGTGGAAACTCGTTTCCGCACTCCTGACAGGTAAACATGGGCATGACCGTAACGCCGGTATTGAAATCGGCCGGGTTGGGCAAACCGAGCCCCTCTGGTGAGTCGTAAATTGTTCCGTTCATAGGGTCCATTGTATCACCTAAATTTGTGGTCAATTTGTGGTCAAAGTGTGTCCAGGTAAGGGGGTGTAAGTCCAGAGAAATGGCTTAAACACTGGACTCAGACACCCCCATATACCCCCAGATGGGGACTTAAAATCCCCAGGAGGAAACTCCGTGCCGGTTCAAGTCCGGCCCCGGGCACCACTTTCAGCGATAGTAGTGACTAACTTTTTTCAATTTGTGGTCAGATTTGTGGTCATTTTTTCAAGCTGCGCTGCAAGCTTGTCAGTCGCTGCCTGCTTTTCTTCACTGCGCAAATGAGCGTACTTATTGGTGACCACAATTGAGGAGTGGTTCATCAAGTCCCGTATCAATGCAAAGGGGACTGTAGGATCAGCTGCTAACCAGGACGCGAACGTATGACGCAGGTCGCGGTACTGAACATGCAGCAGACCGGCCGCCTTCCTGGTATTGCGCCAGGCATATTCCAGGGCGTCATCATTAACCTCCCAGACCCTGTCTGTGCCATCCATTTTGACCACATCAGGTTTGTGCATGAGCGCCTCTAGCTGATCCCACAGAAAGTCAGGCAGCGGCACAGAGTGCGGCTTTTTGCCTTTCATATCGTTTGCTGTGAATCTCAGCTCGGGGCGATGCAGGTTGCGCCTTTCCATGTTGATCACGTTATTCCTGCGGAGCCCGGTGTATGCCGAGATAAGCAGGATCGTGCGGTATGGCTCCTCAAGACCCTGGGCAAGCGCCTGCACTTCCTCATGGCTCAGATATATTTCTCGCTCAGTACCTGACTCATCAAGCTTTCTGATTTTCTTCACTGGGTGTTCCAGCCAATTCCATTCCTGGAATGCCAGGTTGTTTATTCGGATGCAGATTGCCAAAAGGCGGTTGATGGTGCAGGGCGAATAGCCCTCCTCATACATTGCATCACGCATGTCATGCGCAGCTGCAGGTATGAGGTGAAGGGGGAGGTCCAGCATCTGAGGCGCGTGGAGTTCAAGCTGCTGTGCTTTCTTCCACATCGATGCAGGTGCTGACTTTTGATACCGCTCTAATGCCTCCCTAAGTGTGCGCTCAAGGTAACGACTACCGGCTATGATCTTTCGGTATTCCTCGTTTGCGTATTTCTGGGCTTCCTTTTTATTGGTGGTGTTGCATGAGAACCTGTACCGCTCTGTGTCATGCCGTATCTGGACCCACCAGGTTCCCTTCTTTCCTCGTTGATAGAAGTGGTGCATTTTTCCTCCAGCAGCCTTTCAAGGCTCTCTCTCGTCACTCTGTCGGATTTGCCGTCTTTCCCTAAACGGACGGTCCTTAATCTACCGTCCTGGATCATGCGCTTCAACGTCTTGTCGGAAATATCCAGCAGGGAACAAACCCGAGTGGGTTTGAACACCTGCAGGTTTCCCAGTTCATCAAGCCAATTGGCGTCGATGTCTTGGATGATCATATTGCTCCGGGCCCCCTATCATTTTGCACATCGTCAAACGCAGGCATGGGCGGTGTGGCGCCATTGGCTTTCCTGGCGGGGTCGGGCTTCCATGTGTTCAGCGTGATGTTGTAGCTGTCACCTGGCTCCCAGGGGTCGCACACATCAATGTTGATCCACCCATCCCGGTCCTCAATGTTTCCGTTTGCCAGCTGCTCTGCCAGCCACCCACGGAATTTCTCCAGGTTGATCCCTACCTCAAATTTTACAAAACCACCGCGGCCCGTTTTTGGCTCTTTGAGGTTCATGCCTTTAACGTAAACTTTCTTCTCTTTCATAATATTGCTTCCTCTTGAAATACATCGCTATTAAGAATGGCGTCTGCCTCTCCGATTGATTCCCTAACGCCGTCAGCCTTGGAGTAGGTGCGGGCGTAGGACGCTAGGACATCCCACACCACAACGCGGTCATCCATTGGAATGTGGGTCACCTGCTTAACAAATTCCATCTCATCCTGGGCTTTCGCTGCGGCGTTAATGGCGTTGATCTGCCGGTAATACTTTTTCTTCACCTGCTCTTTGGACATGCCAGACTCATCGACCCCGGGGGCCTCTGTTGGCTTTGGCTGCGCAGGGGTTTTGCCTTGCATTGGCTTAACGTCCTGGTCGGCATCTGCCTCAATACCCAGGGCGGCGAGTAATGCGTAACGCTTTGCGTAGGTCGCTGCTGCGCCAGTGGTGCCAGGCTTTTTGTCCGTGAGCATGATTAGTGGGCCCTTGGTTCTCAGCATGGCGCCTGTTTCATGAATAAACATATTCACTGCACGCACCCCGCCACGCGCAGACTGTATGTCCTGCATGAGGATCACGCCCGACGCCTGGAGGTGCGGCTGCACTGCGTCCAGGACATTCTCAAGGGCCGCGTACTTATGGCTGGCGAACATCCCGACCTTGTCTCTCTCGGGGTTGGTTATTGCTGCCCGGGCTTTCACCAGGGCGGCCGCTAGTTTTGCGTCAATCAAAGGGGAACTCCTTAACGTGTGTTTCTGTTTTCACAAAATCGCCTGCGCAGTAATTGAGGGTGTGACACACGCCATCTATGCCTTTACCCAGGTCGCAACTGATCACGCGAAACGAATAAGGAATCCCGTGCTCATGCAGCTCCGCTGTGCAGCCCTGTGTCTCCACCACCGATGTGAAAAACCACCGATGACCATTAGTGTCGATACAGTAAATATGTTCAATGTGCTCATCTTCCATTGTTAATCCTCTGGGGGCAGGCGGTTGGCGATGTCATGCTGCATGTCCTCAAGGTGCGAAACAAAAGCGTTGGTCGCATCGTGAAGCTCGCCAGCAGCTGCCCATAGTTTTTTGAAGGTAGGGTGCGAGCGATCACCGCCCGCACGCTCGTAAAGCTCCGCTGCCCAGGTGAGGTCAACCTCCTCTGGCAGCACCTCATGAATGATGCGGTCTAGGCGGCTGTAGTTATCTTCTAACAACCAAGCGGGAACGGAGCTGCCCATTACAGGTGGCCTTTACCGTTGCGCCTGGTGGCGTAATCGGTTTCCTCTGCCCACATCTGCCATTTCACAATCCATTTTGCGATCACCACTACGGTCAACACGGCCTGGATGGCCAGCCATAGAATGGAGACGAACTCATAGTTAGTGGTCGCGGAGAAGCCTACAAACAGGCAGGCAAGCCAAAGTATCTCAATCATTGAGTGCTCCCTTTACCAATGCGATGCGCTCTGCGACGGCAGCGGAGGAGTGCTCTGCCCGGGTGATAGCTGACTCCAGAAAGTAAAGCTCTGCCCGGACCTGGACATGCTCCGGGTCGGGCTCGGTGCCATGAGGCTGGTTTCTGTCGAGCTTTTCATTCAGCTCACTGATCATGTCCCTGCGGGCTCTCAGAGCCTGCACCAGGGCGCCGTGGCTGTTGGTGAGGTCATGCAGGCAGGACACCAATTCTGTCGCAACAGAGGTCATTGAGAGGCTCCTAGGTGTAAGGTCGCGCCTAATTCTGTTAGGTATTGCAGGCGTAGCTATAGCGTTCATATAAGTCTCCTTGGAATAAGCCGGACACACCCGGCCACACCCAGAATATACCCGCCTAACATAACTAGTGCAAGCGCCCTTACAATACTTTCAGAAGTCTGCGGTAAAAATACAAAATAATTTTACCGCGTCATGTTTCTCATTAATAAACAAATGTTTAACACTAGACGAAAGGTACACTAGCAGCGCGCGACGAATTTTACATTTGTCACTTATTGCTATTTTATTTTGCTAGTCACTGTTGAACGCCTGCGCAACAAGCCTTATTCTGAACGGCCGTCCCGGGGACCCTCACATGGATGTGAGGCTGAATATGTTAGGGATGACCATTGCCCCGGAAGGTAAGAGCGGCTTAATGAGTAAGATAACAACCGACCAGATAGAAGATGAGGTGTGGATTGCTATCCGCGCCGTGCGACCCGATCTACTGCCAGGCCAGCCAGACTCTCAATTGCCGTCAGCAGATCCTCATGAGACAACCGACGCGCTACCAGATGAAGTATCTTTATTGCGTCGTCAGAGTTCATTTTAGAAAGAGCTGTACGTAAATCATCGACGGAGGGGGGCTCTGCGAATTCACCGCGGAGTTCCGGGTCGATGTCGTACGGAGTCACATTAAAAAATTCGGCAAACTTAAACACGGCTTTCGGTCCCGCTGGGACGCGGCCGTTGATGTACTGCCCAACTACCGAGTGAGACCAGCCCAGCTGCTTACTTGCCCTTGCCTGGGTAAGTCCAGGCTCATTGGCCTGCTTTTGCAGCCAGTACCGTTTGATGTTCTGAGCGACCACCTGTTGTCTGCGGTCTAATTTACGGCCAGTGGGCACCACGCCGTACGCTATAAAGTTTTCTTTCTCTTGCATTGCCGTCACCACCACGGATTAACCCCTAGGTTTGCGTTAAGTCCCCGGCAACTTTCGTTGCCTTGCACATGGCGACTGAGTAAATTCTTTATCAATCGATAAAAAAATTTCTCAGCACCATAGCACCAAAAAGGATAGGTGTGTATCAAAAACTTACATTTATTTATGGCAATGCAATAGTTCCCTAGCAGCTGTAAGCAGGCCGTATTGCAAAAATAGTGACAAAAGCTTGCAGGGACTAGTGGGTGTGGTAGTCTTAAAAAATGGCCCCGGGGAGTTTGCGCTCGCCGGGGCCGAATCAGGGATGTCTCTGTTTCCAAGGAGTGGAAGGGACCCTGATCCGCGCAGTATACCTGGACGGATTACCCCCGCAACCTGATTCAACAAAAACTAACAGAATTAGGTAAGGCGAATTGGATCTACTAGAGAGATTTGAGAAGGTGAGGCCCGCGGGCAGGGACACCTGGTCATGCTGCTGTCCTGCGCATGACGATTCATCACCATCATTAACGGTCAGCCAGGAAGCAGGGAAGTGGCTGTTTCACTGCTTTGCCGGGTGCAGCACGTACGACATTTTGGAGGCTGTTGGTCTGAAGTGGGGCGACCTATTCCCAGACTCCAACTACAAAAGCGATACGGCCGATTACGCCAGGCAGCTGTGGGGCGAGGCCAGCGCGGGTTGTGTTCAGTCCCATCCTTACGCCATGAAAAAGAAGATCGCCCACGACTTTGGCGCCCGGCGGGGCAGGGCCTCTGGTCGGATTGTTGGGCGCGATAAGGATTGCATCATCATCCCTATGCGCTCCTGGGACGGCGACCTGGTTGGTGTTGAGTGCATCAATTGGGAAGGCGACAAGCAAACCTTTGGCTCCAAGGGCCAGCTAATCCTGGGGCACCCAGAGGGCGCCGAATACGTCCACGTTGCTGAAGGCTGGGCAACCATGTGGGCCATCTCCCAGCTGCGCCCCAGGTCATTCGCCGGGGTGGTGGCCTTTGGCAAAAAGCTACGGCAGAAGGCTGAAGAGATCAGCAATCGGTTTCCAGGCACCGCGGTCACTCACCCAGAGGGAGCTGATAACCAGGACGTTTGGGATTACTGGAGCGCCGGGCACGGCGATCAGTATTTCGGAGGGAAGTGCTTATGACAGATCAGGAATGGCTGGCGCTGGCCCTGGCGCCCACATGTGAAGAGGAGCGCGAGGCCGTAAACAAGGGCCCCGACGATAGTGGGATTTTGATAGATGAGTCATGAAGCGACCAACTGGGCGTCAAAGGTGCGCGGCATTAGCCCGATGCAGAAGCTGGTTCTAATGCTTATGGCTGACTGCCACAACGGTCACACCCGGGAGTGTTTCCCCTCCATCGATACGTTGGCAGAAGACGCATGCGCATGTCGCAGAACAGTAATACGGGCCATTCATGGTCTTGAGGCTGCGGGGCTCGTTTCAGTCAAAAAGCGGGGTGGGAAATCTAACCGATACATCCTGCATACCCGTGTCACAGAGTCACCCGTGTCAGAGAGTCACGGGTGTCAGAGAGTCACTAAACCCGTGTCAGAGAGTCACCCCACCCGTGTCACTGTGACACCCGAACAGGAAATAACAGGAAAGAACAGGAATAAGGGCGTTAAAAAAATCTCTGAAAAAAAACTGCTTTCCATTGGTGATGAAATTCGATGCTGGGATCTCTGGGTTGAATACCGGACTGAGATTAGAAAACCGTTAACGGAGAAGGGGTGGGAATTGCTCGCCAATAAGCTACGGAAATATAGCGCAGCGGAGCAGGCGGCAGCGATTGAGAAATCCATCACCAATGGATGGCAGGGCTTGTTCCCTGAGAAAAGCGACAAGCCTGCTGATGACCTGCCAATGAGCGCGAGGTATCGGAATGGGTAAGATCATTGAGTTTAACGGCGAGTTTAGTCTCAGGCAGCACCGGGACCGAATTGCGGATCTACGGGTGGGAGAGATTGTTAGGCCGGCCGACGTTAGGGCGGCGGTGGACGCCGACATGGACCGAGGCAAGGGGCCGCACGGTGCGCGTTGGCCCTGGCCCAGTTCCCGGGATGATTTCGCGCTAGGTGAGGGCTGCATTTCGGTATTGGCGTCTGATGGCGGGGTGGGCAAATCCACCCTGGTCAGCCAGTGGGCCCTATCGATGATGCCTGATTTCCCTGTTGGGATAATCTCAGTGGAAGAGGGCACGATTAAGGTTGTGCGCCGGCTGATCACGCAGTTCAGCAACACTGTGGAGCCTTCCAAGTCTCAACGTGAGCAGTATTGGGATACCGCTGCGCACCGCAACGCTTTGATTTACGACTGCCCCCAGGCCATCAAGCCGGTTGATGCCTATGCCGCCTGCTGGTCGATGTTTGATGAGGGCGCCAGGGTCATTTTCCTGGACAACATGCAATCGTGCGGGTGCAGGACAGACTCAGATGAGGAGCGCGATTTCATTAACGAGGTCAAGGCGATATGCCAGGCCACGAAAATGCACATCGTGCTTGTCCACCACGTACGCAAGACGGGCGGCGATTCTGAAAACCCCAAGCCCACCCGCGACAGGGTGAAGGGCAACGGGGCGATAACCCAGCTGGTGGATAACGTGTTGCTGTTGTGGCGAAACCGAGACCGCCAGGAGGCCCGGCGCCTGGAAGACTACGGGCACCCGCTCACTGAGGATCAGCGCCGGGTCTTAAACGAGAATCCAGATTTGGAGCTGACGGTCAGCAAGCAGCGAGACGGTGAGGATCACTGGGTTTTGGCGCTATGGGATGGCAATGGCTTGACGTTCAAGGATGAGCGTTATGGCGATGATCTGAAGCTAGGCAGGATCAGCCTTATATGAACCAGGGCGAGTTTTTAATCATCCGCAGCCGGGATCAGATCGCCCAGCGGCTTGAGTACCTGGGGCAGCTGCTGAGTGAGTGGGATTTCACCCACCCAATCAGCGTCAAGCATGGCAAGTACACCAACCCCAGGACCCTCAACCAAAACGCGCTTTTCCACATGTGGCTGAACGAGGCCAGCAAGCAATTTGAGCGCAGAGGCAAGCAAAACGTAGAGCCAGAGCGGCTCAAGCTGCTGCTAAAAAATCATTTCCTGGGGACCATCGATGTGGAGGTGGGCAGCCAGGTGGTGAAGGGCGTCATTCGCTCAACTAAGAAGTTAGACCGCGGTGAGATGCAGCACTTCATGGAGCAGTGCGAGCAATGGTTTTTAGATATGGGGGTGAAGCTCACCATCCCCGGGGACAGTGAGTACATGAAGCTACGGGAGGCGCAGCATGCCTAAATCACGAATGCAGGAAATCCGGGAGCAGGTGGAAGCCTACAACAGGAAGCACCCGGAGGTATGGGAGGAGTTTGTCAGGTTCAGCCTGGAGAAAGCCGAAGGGGCTCGCTGCAGGCACTACTCCGCGATGGGGGTGTGGCAGCGCCTACGATGGGAGTTCAGTGTGGGCGCTGATGGCGAGAGTGAGTTCAAGATCAACAACAATTTTGTGCCGCACTATGCCAGGCAATTTATGAAGGCATACCCGAAGTACGCTTCCCCTGCGCCCGGGGAGCACGGTTTTTTCAAGCTGCGCAAGCTGACCAGCGAGGACGCGGTAGCCACCAACCTGCCGCCCCTGGGCCCGGGAGATTACCCCTATGTCTGATGACAAAGAATCTGAGCCCAGCCGAAAGTGCTGGTATTGCGTCGATGGGCTGCTCATCTGGGGCGGTGATCATGACTGTGAGGATGGTGACCACCTAATCAGGACCAATCTCACCTGCCAGAAATGCGGGACGTTTTACGAGATGTGGTGGGGCAAGAAAGATGGATAACGAGATGTGGATTGCGGCGGTGTCTTGGAGCCTCGCCTGCGGTTGTTTTTTACTATGGATGGAGCTGGTTGCGTAATGGCTAAATACCGAGAGTTAACGGCGCGAGAGAGAGAGATGGCGCTGGTCCTGGCAAGGAAAGCTAAGGCGTTTATGGACCTGCACGGGCAAAGCCAGCGCAAGATGGCGAGCGGCATGGGGTGGACGCCAGGCACGCTGAACCAGTACCTCCTGGGTAACCAGGCGATCAACTATGACGCGCTCTTTACCATTTGCGCGTACCTGCAGATCAGCCCCCTGGATGTGGACCCCACCCTGGCGTCTCGCCTAGGGCACCCGGAGCTGCAGCGGCTGTGATTAGGCGTGATGCAGCTGACGATTGGTGCAGCAAGGTGGTGAGGGCCCGGGACAAGGCGTGTGTGCGCTGTGGTAATACGGAAAACGGCCAGGCATGCCATATCTGGGGCAGACGTTTGAAGATTCTCAGATGGGATTTAATGAACCTGGTGCGGGGGTGCTCCGGATGCCACAGGAGGTGGACCGAAAACCCCATAGAGTTTGCTGATTTCTGTGACATGTACCTGGGGGAAGCCCACATGGAGATCCTGCGGGAGAAGGCCCGCGGCATACTGAAGACCAACAAGGGGCTGCGCAAAGAGGTGGCAGCACACTACCGAGCCGAGTACCGGAAGATGGAGGAGGACCCTGATTATGCCCCGGTCAGTTACGTGTGAGTCTGTCGAGGAGTACCTGGCGCGGGGTGGTGTGATCCAGGAGATCCCCCAGGGCGTGAGCGGTGACCCGTGGCTCAAGTTTAACAACGTGCCCCTGGATCAGCGGATTGCCATGCAAAAGCGCAAAACATACGCAACAAAAAAGCGCTCTAAATAACTTGCATAATTAGTTTTACGCGCCTATCTTCATTAGTCATGGTGCGCTGATGATGGAGTCAGTGTATCTGTGATTGCGGTAGTGATCACTCCTTAGTGGTTGGGGCCTGCTGCAGCGACCAGGGGCTCCCTTTTTTTAGAGGGCAGGATGGATCACGGCGTAAGCAGAGCGCAGACCCAGAAACGCATCCGACAGGACGCGCTGCGGGAGTACCTCGCAGAGAGGGGGTCTGTTCAGCATCTGTTTGACCTGATTGAGAAAATTGAAGGTTTAGAGCCCGACCACCCCAATTTCGATAAGGACCTGGCCAAGTACGACAAGGCCATATCCCAAAGACAGAAGCTGCTGGGCAAGTACATGCCCGATCTGAAAGCCAGCGAAATCAAATTAGACGCCCAGATCCAGGCCACCGAGGTGAACCTCATGGGCGTGGACATGGATGATGCTGATGAGTGACCTGGCGCGAGCCCATAGCATCCAGGCGGTTCACAAGCTTGGGTACAGTCCCCAGGGCCCGGTGCTCAAGAGCTTCCATGAGAGCAAGCACTTTATGCGCTGCATTGTGGGCCCACTGGGATCAGGCAAGACCCAGGCGTCCATTGTAGAGATCATGCGCCGCATCATGACGCAGCCTGTGTCCAAGGACGGTGTGCGCAAGTCACGGTGGCTGGCAGTACGTAACACGCTGCCCGACCTTGAGAGTACGACGATCAAGGATTTTAAAGAGATTGTCACTGAGGGCATGGGCCTGGGCACCTGGAAGCACTCAAGCCCGGTGACCTGCAGCATTGAGACATACGACACCCAGGGCATCCCGGTAAGAGCAGAGATACTGTTCCGCTCGTTTGATGTCCTGACGGATGAAAAGAAAGCCAGGGGCATGCAGCTGACAGGTGTGTGGCTAAATGAGCTGAAGGAGCTGCACAAGCTCAATGTGGACATGGTGATGGCGCGTGTCGGCCGTTACCCCAGCAAGCTGGAATGTCCAAAGAGCTGGTACGGCTGCATCGCTGATAGCAACGCACCAGATGCTGATCACTGGCTGGGCAAGATGATGCTGGAGGATAAGCCAGAAAACTGGTGGATCGGCCGGCAGCCAGGCGCAGTGACCAAGGTGGACGGCCGGTGGGTAGTGAATCAGCTGGCAGAGAACATCCGCAATCTGACTGATATGTACTACGAAAACCTACGCCAGGGTAAGGCAGAGAATTGGATCAGGGCAAACCTGGGCAATGAGCTGGTGTATGTAACGGACGGCCGGCCAGTGCATCCCGCATTTACTGAATCGGTGCATGTGAAGCATTGCGGGCCTCACCCAGGGCAAACG